CCTAGAGAGAAACTCTCTAGGGACGATTAATGGCCTTTTATCCCAGGGCCGCTCCGTTAGGAGGAGGTTCCCCACTAACCTAAAGTTAGTCCTCTTCTGGGTGTGTGAACATCCACATATCGGACATTTCCGATGAGGCTAGTTCACGGTTTCGTTCAGCTTCTGATAGGATCACTTGATCCTTCGTAGCCTGGATGATTCGACCGAACACTCCTATTAGAGTCCTCGATCTTGAACCATCTACAAGCGCCGCCGGATCGGATAATCCACCGGATAGACGTTTCATCATGGTCTCCTTGACTTCATCGATATCTTCTGATATAGCTCCGCTCGCTACGCGAATGAAGCTATTATAAGAAGAATCGGTTTGTTCTTGGTTGGCCTCAATGATAGGTAGAGAGTACAAGATATTCTTCTTCGGGCGGTCCCCATCCCAACCTGGCAAGGAGAACTGATCTCCCATATACCAGTTATTGAAAGATTGAGTTGCCTTTCGGAAACTCTCACTTATCATATCTGCATATGTCGATGCAACTAATCTGATCAGTCTTTCTTGTAAAGACTGATCAGATTCGGTGCATCGAGGGTGTGTTTTCATTAAAATGAAACACTCCCGGACATCAGACTCTTGGCTAAATAGTACCCCTTTCACAGGGAATACTACTGCCAATTGCCAGTGACGGATAAGGGATCGGATTTTACCAAGCTTACGGAAGAATCGATTATAAAACGATTCTCCCATAGCCTTAGTATATCCCAAAGCTGGGTAGAATCCCCTCGATTCCGCTTCATGTCTTAGCGTAAGTGCTAACAAAGTTGGTACTTTGTACACAGACACTAAAGCATTGATCGGAAACGGGGAGTATTCTATTCCACGGTGGATCAATCGCTTAGCGAATTCAAAAGTGTCACTTGACACTAATGTTTTCTTTAAATTGATTGATACCCCGAGATCTTTCATTATCTCTTTATACCGCTCGGCGACTTTATCGTCACAAATGACGATATCGTCTCCTAGGATTGCATACCGGGAATATCTTATATCCCCTGCTGCGTACCTAACCACATAGTGGTGAGTGATTGTAAAGATAGCCCAAGACGAGTAGGCTCCCATTGGTTGGCCACTCATATATCTTACCTCAGATTTATCTGAAATAAGATTAAATGGGTAACCAACCATTATGTCCTTCCATGCTTGAGCTTTCTCATCACCTATAAATAGGGATAGAAGCTTAGTTTGAAGGGACATTGGAAACCTATCCGTAGCGGAGGTTAGATCTAGCGAATGGTACTTAGAATCAGGAGTTAAGGAAGAAATATATTCCTTCCCTTTCAACTGATTGAACGTGAAATCAGTTTTAAATCCTTGCAGCCATCGGAACGCGTACGAATGTACGGGCTCCAAGGCTTCTTGACTCCAAAAGTCAAGTATTGCAAAGGGTCTAAGCTTGAATTCACGGTCACTTCGTACCGATATCGCTCGGATCCAACCCCTTCTTCTCTCCTTGACTCCTTGAAGACTTGCCCAGTCCCAAAATTGTGGGGCTGAGGTTCCATCCCGGTATGACATTATTTTGTTATACAGAGACGGACCCGCAAGTACTTTAATGGAGTTAAGAAGGGACTCGGGTAATGATCGAGAATCGGCAACAGCAGTTAGAAGACTGGGACCAGATGGTCCAGCCTTCATACTGAAATGCGCGTATTCCCGACTACTCTCATAAGTCCATGGTCTTACCC